GCCCGTCAGTCGGAAGCAATTCCGATCGGGCGTTGCCTTGAAAGCGCAGACACGCCTCCAACAACATTGGATGGCGCACTCTACTCATGCCTTCAAGCGGCGCCCCATCAGGCGAGCCCTGTGACGGAGCCTCAAGCTTCAAGCCAAGTAGACGCAATCCCGCGGCACGGTCCTCAATCCACTCCTGCCGGCTATCAAGGTCGTCCTGTATGCCGCGCAGCAAGTCATCAGCAATGCGGGACAGTTCATTGCCATCAATGTCATCGACGAGGTTCTCAAACCACTCACGCGCCCGCTCAGCCGTGTCGTCATCATACACAGGTTTGCCATCAATGCTGATCGTGATTGAGCCGTCCTCATGCTCAACACGCAGCAATGGGTCGCCCTCATATGATACGATCTCATTGTCCTGCTCTTGCGGCGCCACAGCGTCATCCAAGCCACCAAGACCACCGAGGCCATGGTTCGGCCCCTGACGAAGATTATGCTTTAGGTTTTTGTTGAAGGACATGCGGCCAACAGACTGTTACGCAAGAGGTGAAACAATCCGTCAATTATAAAGGTTTGAGTCTCACATCCAAAACGATCAACACTGATAAAGTGGATCAGGTGGGCGTCCCTTGTGCGTCATTTGATCTGTTAGCTGCTCAGTCCACTCACGACCCCTCAACAGCATGCCAGCCTTGCGCATATAAGACAGCGCCATCGATACAGTATCGACGATGTCGTCATGCTTGCTCTTCGGAAATACGGCACACTGATTGATCGCCAAGTCGGCCCACGTCTTGTTCGGTGCGTAAATCAATTCATCATTAAACAAATGCTGCACGGCATACAGTCTCGCAACTTTGTCCTGACCGCGAGGGTCAATCAACTGAGTGCCAAACATGTCGCCGCCATACACTCGGCGAATCTCTTGCGCCACGCTGATGCCAGCCGCCTTGTTCTCTACAAGCAGCAAATCAACCTGCCACTTCACACAGGCCTCTCGAACACGCTCCACCAAGTCATGGAGCTCTAATCGCTCCGTCCAGCAATGGATCAGCATCACCTTCGGATGCTCTTGCGTGTATTGACGGTTGAGGATGGTCTGCATCTCGCCCTCTCGCGTGATACTCCCCGTAATCTGCGCAGTCTGCTCGCCGCCAGACCACACGCCCCAGATCGTCATCGCAGAAGGGTCATTCTCCTCCTTAATCGTGTAGGCCGTATCTAAACTGGCACACACAAAATCAAACTGAGGGAAATGCTCATGCGGCCACAACTGCCAAGACGCCCTCGGTATGATGCCGCCGCCTCTTGGCTCCGGTGATTGCTGGAATTGAGACGCAGTCGCCCACGCGCCCATGATACGCTCGTCACGCTCAACAACCTCCTCTGGAAACCTCTTAGGAAATAAGAGCTCGCCCTCAAACTCTCTCAGGTCTGCATAGCCAAGCTTTGTCGGCATCGCACGGCCAGGGTCAAAGCGCATGGGAAGCATAATGTGGTCCCACGCATCAGCGAACTTGTCCAAGATCACGCCAGATATGTCGTCCTCCGCGAGACGCTGACAGATGACAAGGATCGCACTCTCCTGCGGACTAGAAAGGCGCGTCGGGACTGCCTCAAGGAACCAATCTGTCGTCGTCTGCTTGATCTGCGCGGACATCGCATCAGACACGCTGAGCGGGTCATCACACACCACACGATCCGCACGAGCCCCGGTAATTGATCCCGCCGCCGCAGCCATGCGCCAGCCAGTTGCCGTGTTCTCGAAGCGCGTCTTCTGGTTCTGATCGCTGGTTAAGACAACATGAGGCCACAGGCGCTGATACCACTCACTCTCCACGACACGCCTCATACGCAAGCCATCGCGTATGGCGAGATCCTGGCTGTGGCTCACGCAGATGTAGCGCATCGAGGGCATGTTCTTTGGCCCCCACTCCCAGAGCGGCCAGAAACAATTCACGAGCAGACTCTTCATACAGCCCGGAGGGATATTAATGAGCAGCCGGTTATACAAGCTGCCATCAGGCAACACATGCTTGTCAGTCACGGCCTCAAGATGGGCGCACAAAAACTCAAGGTGCCAGTTGGTAACAAATGGCTGGGCCGGCTCTATGATTTCCCAGCAATACTGGATGAAGCTATACAGGCTGCGCTCGCACTTGGTCTTGCGCACATCATCAAGCTGCTCGCCAGTTTCAACGTAACGCTTGCCGAGATCCTTGACGCCGAGTGAGTGCAGGTCAATGAGAGGCATGGCTCAACGCTGGCGCCCTTCACACTTGTATATCTCGTTATGACCCTCAGAAGGCTTCCGTCGGTTAGCCTCTTCTATGCAGGCATCAAGCGTCTTGTAGGTCGCCACATAATCACACGACTCACCGCTGGACGACATGAAGACACATAGGGTGAGTATAAAAACCATTAATCGACCCTCATATATTCACCAGCATTTTTCTCAGCCCATTGAACATACGCTTCATGCGCTTTCTCAGCGGTATTGAAATAACCTAGAAACTTACACTTGCCGTCTTTTGTTGCGACAGTCACCCATTTCTTATAAGTGTTGCACCAACTAACACCCTTAAAACCAGATTTATTGTTTCGCTGTTTTTTGATGTTAAACCCGTTTTGACTCCTATTTGCCTCCCGCAAATTAGAAAAACGATTGTCGTCCTTTATGCCATTTACATGATCAATAAATTCAACAGGCCAAAACCCGGTCATATAAAACCATGCAAGACGATGCTCTTTATACAGCGTGCCATCTACCATCACATGCCTATAACCTGACTTGCTCTGCGAACCAGCAACGTCACCTTTCTTCATGCAGTTGGCAGATGGATTGCGCCAGATAAACACACCAGTGTCAGGATTATAATCAAGGGCATCCATAAGCCTGTCGCGGGAGATCACGGCTTCTCTCCTATGGGTCGGCCCTGTAGAGCCTCTAATGCCTTACGGGCTTGGCGTAGGTCGCCAATTTTTATGCCAAACGCTATCGACATATCGTCGCTGCCAAGGTGTAAATCGCTGGCGTCAGCAAATGGTTTAAGCGCCGCCTTTAATTCAGCGACACGGTCTGTCAGGGCAACCATTGCGTCCGAAATCAAAACGGCGTCCCGCTCTAACGCCTCAATCCTATCAGCCGCCTCACCAAGCATCCTCTGGCCCGTTGTGACATGGGCTAGGCGTAGTTTTTCAAGCAGGGATAATTCAGTCATAGGCCCTTCCCTTCCAGAACAGCCTTGGCGCGCTGGATCGCCCTCTCTAACGGAATCCGATATTTGTCAGACACAAAACAATGCAGGCATTCAATCAATTCACGCCGCTCTACAGCGTATCGGTCACAGGCATCGCGCAGCAATTCTAGTTGGTGCTCTTTTTCATTCAGCATCATGCGGAGCCGCTCAAGGTCCATCAGGCAACGGCGCTCTGTGTCGCTCTCAGTCACTTCTTGGCCCTCTTACTAGGCTTGGCAGTCTTACGCTTACCTGCGGCCTTCTTAGACGCCTTACGCAGCGGCTTTAAGCGTATCGGACAGATGCCGAGCTCCTTCAGCTTCTCCCTAGCGTTGCCCAGGCGCTCCAGGTTGTCGGCTATCTCAGCCTTGAACTTTGCGGCCTGCTTGGTGAGCACTCGCTCATAGCCCTGCCTCTGCGCTTCCATGTCTCGGACGCATGCGGTGTATTGGCGCCGCATCTTGGCAGCTAAATCCCTCTGAGCATCATATTCCATCTGAGCCCAAACGAGGCGCTCACGCAGATCACGGTTGTCGTTCCACAACTGATCGAAGGCCTCGTTCGAAAACTCTGGCTCATGAGCATTCAGAAACTCGTTCAGCTTTTTCTGCCGCTGCTCGTCATCGACGTCACCAACTCGTCGAACAAAATCACTCGCCATCAGTGCATCATCCTTCTGCCCCAGCGTGTGGCGCCGACGTTATGCGCATCCTTCACAACGTCCCAGATCACTCTGGACATGATCAGATGCAGCCGCTCAGCGTCATCAAGCGTCTCAACATGCTGACACAGCAATTCAGTCACAACGAGGGATATTGCCTCCAAGGTCTCTTCTGTCCCCAGCCCAGATGAATTAATCACCTCAAGCATTGAGTGACACAGTGCGACCTGATGCTCGCCGCTACCTACCATCTGTGAGCAGCGCATTCTGAGCGGACAACAGTATCTGCTCCAAAGTGTCCAGCATGTCGTCGTCCATCTTGGACGTATCAATCACTCGGTGCTCGACTTGTATGGCGCCGCCATTTGGCCCTGTGATCTCTAATGGCCTCTCACCATACTGGCGCGGAGCGATCTTGGACGCATACCACTTGTATGTGCCGATCTTCAGACTGTCCTCTGATACTGTGGCGTTCTTTGTCTTGTCAGCGATCTCTATGATCTTGCTAACTACATGATCTGCAAGGCCTTCACGCGCTGCCGTGATTCGAGCGTGGAAATCTGGATTGCGAGCCATCCATGTGTAGACCGTGCTGCGCTCTGGCATTGTCGGATCCTTGCATATCTTTACAAGATCCTCGCCGTTAATCATGCGCTCACATATAGCGTCAGCAATCTCATCTGATAGTTTGCTTGGCGATCCGCTCTTTAAGCCGATCCTTCTACTAGCCATAACTGTAACGTTGCTATTAACTCGGACACGCGAACTCTATTCACTGAATATACAATGATTAATGATTCAGTTCAATTAGATGTGTCGATATCCCCAAAGCCGCGCATCTTAAATACAACGTCTCTAATCTGCGGATACTTAACCATCAGCGTCATTAAAATAATTGCAGGACCGGGCGCGTCACGCTCTCCATCTTCCCAACGTCTCACAGTTCTATCAGACGACACACCAATAACATGCGCGAGATCCGATTGAGACAACTCAAGTTGATTCCGTAGGCGCTTAATCGTCATTCCATCGACCTGTAGAACCATCTTGAAAATTCCTAAATGTCGCGGAGGGATTTATCATCCCCGTAACGATTTCGAACCCAAGCGACAATTGAATGCCAAACTGTGCGCTCAACAAAAAACGCTATGGCGCCACATATCATTGCGATGCCTAACGCGTCTCCGAATAAAGCAACGCCGAAGAATCGGTCGAGGTATATTGCAGAGAAATAAACTGCGCCACATGACATACACACACAAAGCACAAACACAAAAGGCTTGCATATAATCCACAAACCTCCCGCCTCTTTAATCATCAACCCTATAAGCCAGATCGCAAGCAAAGACAGTGCTATTGGAATACACCACCAGCCAAACAAAAATATAGGGATCATTATTAGAGCCGCTAAAAACAAAACGTCCGCCATGACCATGGCTAACCCTCCCCACGCAAAGCTTTGATAGTCCCAGCCAAAAAAAGGGGCCGAAGCCCCCTTTCATCACGCTGCCTTGAATTGGATGCCGTCCGAGTATCGCTTCCCGACCATCTTGGTGACGTAGACGCGGCCCTCAATCTCAACCTTTTGCCCAGCCTCAAGTGCAATCGCCCTGGCGGCGTTAGCTAAATATTCGCGGTGGCTGTGGCCTGTGTTGTCGATGCATGCGCTGATTTGATTTGCCCACGCAGCGTCATGTCCATGCTCAACACATTGCTGATAACGCTGTGCCGGGTCTTCATTGTATTTGGCTGCGTATGCCTCAACGCTGCCAACCTTGAACAAATACCATTTTGTCCAATCAGAGTTGAATACAATGTCTCCGGCAGAAAGCTTGATTGTCATGTTAATCTCCTTAGAGCGGCTCAGTGCGTCGAACCATGGGTGTATTCTTACTATACGTTTGTAACGCCTGTCAAGCGCATACAAGTTTATCTATTATTTTATTTAAGCGATTGTTTTCAGCCTCAAGTTGGTCAATGCGTGACTCCATCTGGCATGTTATTTGAAAATAATTATTCAATTCTGCTTCTACGTCGGTCAAGGGTTTTACGATTGGCTTAACAGACCAAGGCATACTTTGTTCGTTTTTCCTTTCAAATATAAGATCCTCTGGCTTACAACCAATGTGAGGGGCAATTTTTTCTGCCCACGAAACATTCATTTTACGACCGTCTTTTTTTTCCGGCCAAGCCCTTAACCGCCAAATCTCAACACCACTACATCCAACCAATTTAGCGAGTTGTGGTCCATTAATATTAGCCGCTTTCATAAATCTATTCATCGGTGTGTCTGGGTAGTCAGTTGTCATGTTGTTCTCCTTTTAGAAATTGGCGGCGTGCGAGATTGAAGGGAATACAAAAGCTAACTTCGCATAAGCCCGAAAGAGGCCCCATCCCGCTTTTCGCTATTGGTCTGCCGCCGTAAACCTCACAATGTCCTCTTTCTATTATCCCCGTCGGACGAACGCCGACACGACGGGAATCCGTTTTAAGCGAAACTTACGCAGCCCTCTCCAGCTCTTGCTCGTTCTTGATAAACGTAAGAGCGGTAAACGCTGTATGCGTCTCGATCTCTATGGAAAGCATCCCGGTGTATGCGTAATCGGTTGACTGTTCCAAGTGCGCCATAAAATCCAACGCCTCAGATTTCTTCAGGAAGACAAAATCCTTGCGGCAAAACATCTCTGGAGCTGTCGGGAACTCTACTGTGATCTTGTAAGCTTGCATGGTCTGATCCTTTACCCGTTAATCTCTGCGATCTCTGTCGCGTAATCATTGGCGCTCCAGCCATCACGAAAATGGCGTAGAGCGTCGATGGTAAATGTTGCGTCGAGGTTATAGCCAAGCAGCCTTTCGACATGCTGGAGCCATGCTGTAAACGTCATGGCTCACGATCCTCCATCTTCCAAAGAAGATCATCAATCGCCTCTTGCTCTGTGGCGCCGTGACCAATCGGATCGCTGTCATCGCCGCCATAGGTTTCATCATCGACGGCTGTCCAATCGAAGCATGGAATAATCGTCATGCAGTATGAGGTCTTAATACGCATTGAGTCCCTCCATGATGATCTCCATTGGCGTCTCAATGATAAACTGCTCTTCCAAAGCAATCAGTTGATCAATGTCAGCGTTTGGAAACTTTTCTGGATTATCAAGAACCCTTTTGATGGCCTGATAATTGACCTCAAATTGATCAAGCATGACGCTATCAGCGCAAAAATGATCTTTAAGAAGACCTGACTTTAATTCGATAAGACGATTGCGCATTTAATCTCTCCTTAGAGCGGGACAGTCCGTCGTCCCAATAGATGTAACGCTACGCTCGTTTTGTATCGTCGTCAAGCAAAATAAGAGGGAGGCCGAAAAATAATTCAGACCTCCCTAGTGGATCACCTGTCCGTCCCCACGCTCGCATCTGAAGCACAATGCGCAACCTCCTCGGTGTATGTCAAAGCGTTGATTTTACCAACCTCTTTCAAATACCCGACGAGCTCTTTGCACACCAATGCTGGGTCATCAAAAAAGCCTGTGCAGTCCAGCATTAGGCGCGTCTCAACTTTTGTATCGCTATTCAAACTCATCCCCATGTCTCAACCTCCATTACATGTTCAATATGAACAGCTAAACGATTCGTGATCAAGGTCAATTGGGTGGCAATCCTGGGGAAATCACTTCTTCTTATGTGATTTCAATGACTTAGTGGGTTGTTGACGGCGACTTTGTGCCGCCTTTGTTCTCATTTGTCCCGCTTATGTTCGGCGTAGATTAGCAGACCATACTGATAAGTTGTTGTTTATTGTTGAGTATCTTCGTCCGCGTCAGGATTCGATCCGTTTTTGCCGTTCCCCAGCTTCTGCTTGGCGACACAAATGTAACTCGCCACGCTCTTTTCGGTGATCCCCATATAGGCGGCGATCTCTCGATAGGTCATGCCCTCGTCACGGCGCAGACGATGCGCCAACTCTTCCCGCGGCGTGATTGCTGCATCATACCTCGGTGATACATCCTCAGTCTCAACTTCGTTTTCCAAGGGAGGTGGAGGGATATAATTTGGATCCCTCTCAAGCCAGCGAACACGAGCAAGAGACAATAAAACTTTTCTGCCAGCCAATGTAGAATGCGCCGAGCCGCTCGTGTGAACGTTGACGACGATGTAGCGGGAGACTTTCTCAATCGCCACACTACATCCGCCCATGCTTGCGAAGGCGCCACGCGCGGCCAATTACAGCGTTTCGAGTGACGCCAAGATATTCAGCAATTGCGCTGAACGGAATATTGCGTCGGTGATTTTCAATAATCACCTCGTCCATCTCTGGCGTCCAAACAATATTGCCAATGCGAGTGCGCCTTACTTCTGGGACAGACATATCAACTTCTTCCCCTATTTAACTCGGCATGCTTTCCTCATTAACCCGTAGTCCCTCACCAGCGCAGCCAGTTCAGTGTTCGGATTTTTTCGAATCTCCGCAGCCGCTCGTCGCTGTTGTTCCGCCGTGTAGTTTTTAAGGGATGGGCAACCAGAAGCGCGGTAATCGCCAATGTCAGAATTACAAGCGGCAAAACTAAAACTCACCAGACTCAAAATCGCGAGCAGTATCCTCGACGGTGTAATCCTGCTCCAAAATCTCTTTTTGCTTTCTTGCAATCTCGACATCACGCGCACGCTCATCCGCCTCCTCCTTCTCTAGCAACCAATGACCAAGCACCGATCGCAGCCAATCAAATATCCAGTTGATCACGCTTATCTCCCTGTGGGTTCATTAAGCCTGGGTCAAAATGTGTAGCCATGTTCATTAACAACATCGCGACCATGCGCTTGCCGAATGCATCTTCTGGCTCACGATCAATCGATGCTTGAAATTCTGTTCCGTTAATTCGCTCAACTTTAATTGTGTAAGTAACGTCACTCATTTGAATACCTGCCAAATCATTAGTGTTATCATGCCAAGATAAACGCCGAGTGCAATCAACACTAAAGCAGCAAGCAAATCGTCGTTGTTGTTGGGTAGTAGTTTCATTTGATTAGCGATCGCCAAAGCGTCTTGGCGCCACCGCGTGAGCTCGACACTGGAATAAACCCAGCCGACTCAATGTAACCGGCGCGCATCGCCGCAAGAGCAACCGCTCCCCAGGCACGAGGCTCACCCGTTACAATCTCATCATTGTTAAATCGGACGTCCTGCGTGGTGAATTGTCGATGCTTTTTGGCGTAACGAACAAACGCCGCAAAGGCCGCAGCCTTCCATTCATCACCCGCAGCATCTGCCGCTTGCTTAGCCTTCGCATGACCGAGATCACGCGCTTCCTTCAAACTCTTACCCATGTCTGAATTAGGTAGATACTCGACACACAATTACTAAAAACAGATTCGCATGATTCCACTTACGCAGCAATGACAATGAAGTAATCCACAAGGTGGATTTATTCTATCTCATCAGTGCTTCGTAGAAACAGTCAGGGAAGGTGTCTTCCATCCAAACAAGTAAATGCGTAACAAACTCAAGCTCGCTCTCATGACACTCAACACTTGGCCCACCGTGCAGCTCTATCTTTATGGAGTCTGAAGTCCGCGTGATTTCCAGTATCGCCTTCTCAACATTATTGTCGTTTGTCATCTTTCTCTCCTTGTTTCTCAAAGCAGCGTCACTACCGACGCTTTTCCCATTTGGGCATAGTTCCTCTTCCGCTAAGGCTAACCACGCCCTTGGGAAGATGGCTGGAGTATGATTACTTGGCTGCCATCACACGTTGACAATTTATGTCTGTCAGACCTACCCACAGTGATCCATTTTGATATCGGAGAGGCTTACTCCGCTAACGCCCTCGGTTGAGACGGCTCTCGTATGAGTATCGACGCTTGAGCGTCGATGTTAGCAACTTGTCACTGTTTCTGTGCGCCGCCCGTATGAGGCTAACGCACGGACCGGAACGTCTTGTTGCGACAGGAATGATAGCGTTGGCCGTGACCTGTTCGGCAAGAGAAAGAATCCAGCCTGACATTTGTTGCCTCAAATAAGGAGGCTATCGCCGGATGTGAAAAGCTCTTCGCTTTTACCTGTTGCCGTCGCAGCGTGAGATTGTGGAGAACGTCTCAATCGACAGATGTCGGGACCAAACAACTTTTACGAAATGCGCAATTGTGATACACAGTTCGCGCCGCTTTGTTTGTCATTTCTCAGCGGCTTTATTTAAGGCGGGTGTCTCACGAACATCCGCCTTCTTTTTATGTTGCCAGCATTGGATAATTTTCGTCAAACGATTCCGGCGTTACGAACGATGCTTCTCCACAACCTATCCTCGCGCTACTGATTTCGCGTAAGCAATTTGTCTTGAGCGAATCC